GCCGCCGGTTTGAAGGCTGATAGAGACGTTGGCAATATCTGATAACGGCATGTCTTCCCCTTACGGCGCGATGAAGGTATCCGCCGCGACTGTATCCGTGATTTCAACCTCTGCGATGTAGCCTGTCCGCTCGCTGGCTTCGTCGCGACTGTAGAGGCGCATCAGTACGAGCGCCCGCCCCTGGTAGCCCACCTCTTGAATGTCCGGCGTGTACTGCACAGACCCAAGATCAAACAGAGTGATTCCTTGCGCGTCGAGTAGCGCTAGTTTCGACGGCAATTGCCCCACGGTTTGCAGATTCGACAGGATGCTTTTGGCATCGCTCGACGTAGTTACCGCTCCCGTAAAGCACTCGACCTGTAAGGACCACTCTCGATCGCCTTGAACGGACTGCTTGATCTCTTGCCCCGCTGGCTGTAGCAGGTCGGTCGAGCTGCGGAGTTCATCCGTTCCAAGCACGATGGGGCCGGATAGATGGAGCGTGATGTGATCCGCGATCTTTGCATTTGCATTCTGGTCGCGCCACAAGACACGAGCAGCGGCATACCCGGTGGCTGATACCACCCACGCATGCAAAGCATCCTCAATCGCTGCCCAGTCCATTACGACACCACCGCCCGGCAGATCGCCTTGTAGTGCTGCGCTCCGAAGGCTGCCCAGTGTTCTAGGTGCTCGACCTCATGCTGCTTATCCCCGATCGTGATCAGGTCGGGCAGGTACCCGCCCTCGGTTCCCGCTTCGGTTGACCCTATGTAAAGCCGCGTCGTCGTGTAGACCGTCCAGAGGTCTCCAGTAGTCCGGCCATCGCTTGCCCGCTGCAAGTCGATTCCCGTAGTTGGCTGGGCACTAGCGCGAATATAGAGCGTGGTAGTGGTCGGAGCTTGCGCCCTGCCATTGATGGGTGCCACCTCTTGCCGCCTGATTACGGTCAGGGTCGCGTTTGCAAGGCTGGTGATCGAGTCGGCGTAGCTCACCGGCCACCTCCGAACGTCGCCCACGTCACCGCGCCCACCATGCGCCCGGTGTCAATGAGTGTGCGGACTCCGTACTTGAGCGCAGCGCCGTAGCCTTTTTTAAACCGCCCCTTGCTGTCCCGATTGTTGTGCGTCTTGCCCTGCTTACGCGCAAGCGTGCTCGGTGCGTTCGGTGGTTGGATTTGCTCACCTTGGGTCACGGTGTTTTTGACTGCCGCCGAGTATTTTGCACCAAGCACGTTAAGCGCTTTATCGACGGTGATTTTCCCGTCCACGATATGCCCTAGCAGCGTCCGCATATCCGCTTGCACTTCGGTGCGCGCGCGGTCAAAGGTCAATCCCACCCAAGACCGGGCCGGAATCGTAGCAGTGCCAAGCTCCATCGCCACGGCAAGCTGACCCGTAGTGATCCCTCCATGGTCCTCGCTCCCTGCGCGGCCATCGTCAAGCACACCGACGCGGACATGCACGTCGTCAGCGGCAAGGCTCTTTGCGAGCTCTTGCAGCCGACGCCATCCCTTATCCTTGTCGGTGACTTTTCCCATGGTTCACAGCAGAGGCAGACGGCAGTTGAGAGTCCCTTCGCGGAGCCGCAGTAGTTCGCGACCCCACTTGGTTTCGGACCAGCCAGAGCCCGACGTGTTTTGCGTGATTGCGTACTTGCGCTCCACGTCGCCGACCTTTTCGGACTCGACTTGTCCGCTGGCCCCTGACACCCCTTGCAGATAGAGCAGCGCCCGGTGCGCGCAATAGAACGTCCACGCTAGGTTGATTTTCGTACCCCATGCGTCAGCATCAAGCTCAATCGGCGCGTCTGCTAGTATCGCGGTTTGCGACGCTAGCGGCACGCCCGAGGCTTGCGGCTCGCAGTTGGTGACATCAACCCAGGTGATCACGGCTTATTTTTCCTTCTTGGCGACAGGCTTCACTTCTGGCTCTGGCTCAACAGGCTTGACCACTTCGACGAGCTTATCGAGGCCGGGATACTGCTTAGCCAGCGCCTCAAAGTCGGCGACCTCATGCTCGCCAGTGCCGAGCACATGACCGCCAACGTGGATCGTTTCCTTGGATCGGTTGATGACCTTGGCCATGGCTAGATCCCATCCGCGTAGGTGATGGTCTTCGGCTTGCGCGCATGCACGCCGCCGTACTCTGCGATGCAGTCGATCACGAAGCGCAGACCGCGCGCCTCTGCCGGGAGCATCTGGAACTCTCGCGGCATCTTGTAGAACACCGCGTCAACCTCGGGGCGGTAGGCGACGGCGCGCTTGACTCCGCCGGTTCCCGCCGTATCGCAGGCATACCACGGTTCGACGCTCTTGATAAACCGCGACGTGCCGAGGAAGAACTCCAGAACCGTCGTATCACTCGTTGAACTGCGCGGCTTGGTGCTGATCAGCTCGTAGCTGTCCAGCGGCAGCAGCATCTTGGTGCTCATGTCCGCCGACTTCGTCGCGATGTGCGCAGCCTTCGCAATGCCGTTGAGGTCGGTCAAGATCTCGTCGCTGGTCTTCCAAGTCCACAGCGGAGAGCCCAGCGCGCCGTTCGGCACAACATACGTGTTGGTGCTCGTCTGATTAAGCAGACCAAGCATGTTGTACTGGCTGTCTCCGACTTGCAGCAAAGCATCAATGTCCTGCTCGATCGCAAACCGCGCGGCACTGGCCAGCGTGGTATCGAGCGACTCGTTGGCGTAGGCGGCGTGGGAAAGGTCGAGCACGCTGTACGCGAAGGCCCGGCCCAGCGGATAGACACGACCCTGCGTCTCGGTGCGGCTCACATTGACGAGCGGAAGATCGGTCGCCATGTCGGCAATGATCTTGCGCTGGCCGCCACCGTACATGGTCTCTTCCTGGTACCCAAAGAACTTGGCACCGAGAGCCATGGGCGACTTCGGCACGAATTCCCGACCGCGCAGCGCTGGATAGACTTCCTTGTAGACGGTGGTTTCCATCTCCAGAAGCTGGCGCGCAAGGTAGATCGTCTCGCTCGCGTCGCGGGTGAATCGCCCGGAATGCACCAGGCTGTCAAAGTATCTCTGTGCGGTCTTGCAAAGACTCATGATGACCTCGTCCCTTACGACTTGTTGCTCATATCGACTTCGGCGATGATCAGATCATTGAGCACGCCCGACGAGCGCGCAATCACCTGAGCCGTCATGTCGATCGTGTCCGTGGCCACTGCGGCTGTGACCCACTTGCCCGTACTGGTTTGGTAGTGCAGTCGCTGTCCATCTGCAATCGCGCCGCCTGCTTTGACGCGGATACGTCCATGCCGCAGCACGTTGACCATGGAGCCAGACTTAATGCCAGACGTGCCAAGCTCTTCCGCCGCATAGCTGTGCGAGTGCGCGGCAATGCCGATCGGCGTGTCGATGTAGCTGGTGCAGAGCACACAAGCTTTTGCTTCCGAGCCGCTTACCGATGCAACGGGACGCCCAAACGGAATCTCTGTGACAGAGCTGACGCTCGACACTCGACTTTCAATGTCAATCGCGCCATCGTCGGCAATCGCGCCTTCAATGGCGACCGGCATCACGGTCCTGTAATCGATCTGGGGCATGTTACTTGCCCTCCTTTTTGTGAGCGTTGGCAAACCGATCCATCATCTCTTTGCGAGCCACTTCCGCTGGATCGTCTTCGGTTGGCTTTCCGTCGAGACGCAGCGATCCAGCTCGCGGTGCAGCAGCCGATTGCTCAGCGCGTGCAAGAACGAGCGCATCAAGCAGTCCGCCCACGTACTCTGGGCTTTTCCCGTCGAGCTTGATCGATGGGTCGAGCTTGGCGACGATCTTGCGGCGCTTGCCATCGATGGTGTCCGACTCAGACACGTCAGCATCGAAGCGTTTGGCCAGCTCGGTCACGGCCATGTCCTCGCGGATTTCGCGGGCGATGGTCTCGCGCAGATTCTTGGCAGCGGCCACGCTCTGCAGTGCATCCAGGCGAGCCTGCAACGCATCGATCTTGCGCTGGGCATCCGCCTTGACTGCGGCCATCTCTTCGCCCTGCGCAGGCTTTTCAGCATCACCCATAACAGGCTTCAGTCCCTTGGCTTCGAGCATCTTGACCAGTTCAGCGGCCAAGTCGGCGGGGACGCTGTATTGCGCGCCGCCGAGTTCCAACATCACATCTTCCATCGTGATCTCCTGTGCCGCCCCGGCGGCGTCCATTCGTATCGCGCACGCCGGACCAGCCCGGCCTGCGTCTACCAAAGCAACGTGGTTGCCTCGGATGTTTCGCTGCACTGCGTCGTACGGTTGCCCGTTCCACACTCCAGGCGAAAACTCAACGTCAGCAGTGTATCCGCACGATAATTCGGACTTACCCGCGTCGAGCGCTTCGATTGCTGCCGCGTCTGTGATCATCAGCGACGCCCGCACCTTGTCGCCCTCTGGCACTACCGACTCGGACACACTGCCGACCGCATACTGCTTGGCGTTGTCGGCGGTGAGCAGCTCGCTTGGATGGTCGTTTGTGACAGGCACAAGGGCAAAGCTTGCAAGCGCTTCGGGGTGCATCACCTCTTCCGGTGGGCGTAGCTCGCGCACCGTGTTGCCCTGCCCGTCGCGATAGACAAAGATGCCGGAGCGGGTCAAGTACCCCTCCGCACGCACGAACCCGTTTGGCAAGCGCACCGGCTTGCTAAGAGGGCTGGCCTTGTCAAATCGCAGGACGCCCATTACCACCTGAGTCCGCTTTGCATCATGACTGACACTTTGGCAAGACGTTTGCCAAGTTGTCAAGATGTCGCTGTGACTTTTTGTCAGCCCAGCAGATCCGAGAAATCCGGGTCGGCATAGCAGCGGCAGTTGACCGCCTCGCCGGGGTGGCCCTCGGAAGGGGGAGCGCCCCACTCGAAGCTATCACCGTCGAGCACTTCATGCTCCTCGCGTACTCGGTTGTCACGCACGGTGCGCCACACGTACCGAGTCACGCCAAGGTTGACCTGCCGCTGCTTGTTGATGTCTCCGAACAGCTTGCCCACTTGGTCGCGAGCAATCAGCGCAGCGCGGCTCTCGGTGACTTGGCCAGCGTGGGCAAGCCTGCCCGCGATAGTCTCCCAGCGCGAGCCAGATACCACGCCCTCCTCGACGATCTCGGCGATGTCATCCGCCATCCTCTGACCGAGGCCCGTGATCAGTTGCGCGTTTGTCTCGGCAAACTGCGCAATATGCCGGGGGACATTGCTATCCAAGCCGGAGAGTTTACGCACGTCAATCGAGACAGCGGCCCGCGCTTGTTTGGCGAGCTGCGCTCGCTGGAAGTCCGAGGTCGCCGCTCCATACTTGGTCGCGATCGGGACAATGGACTTCGCCTTGACCGCGCGCGCCAGTTTGTCAGCCGTCCGCTTGACCGTCCGCGCCACGTCCCGATCGTTGTCGGCGCGCACGGGCTCAGGCTGTGGCCACTCGCGCGCGAGGTCGCGCACAAACTCCGCAAGCAGGTCGAGCATCACCTGCACATACGGACCCAGCGCAGCCCGGTACTCTGCCGCGATCCTGTCTGGTCTGGCTGCTCTAGGGAGTCGGCGGGGCGGCACTTGGGTCTGTTGCCTCTTGAGCCTTCGCGATCACGGTCGCGTTGCGCGCCTGGAACTCCGCGATCGTTACCTCGCCATCTGGACGTGGTGGCAATCCGCGCTGCGCCCTGGCTTCGTTAACCGTGACGATGGTCGCGAGGTCGGTCGGGGTGAGTTCGATGGTCGGCTTTTGCGTGGCCACCTGTACCTCCTGTGCTGGCTGCGTAGTCTGTTCGGTTGCAGTCGCAAGTGCTAGCGACTCACTTAGATCGGGAGCGCTATCGATCTCCGTCTCGGCGCTGTACTCCTCGCCACCAAAGCGGGAGGTGCGCAGTTCCTCCGAAGTGACAAGGCCCATGTCGTAATTGATCGCATCCGTCTCGGCGACGATCTTGCGCGTCTCTGCCTGTTCTTTTGCCGTCGATTGCCACAAGGGCGGGAACTTGAGCGCCCAATTTTCCGGCTCGATGCCCTTGGTCGGTCCGGTCTTGCTGGCAAACAGCAACTTGAGCAGTTTCTCGTAAGCAGGCCGGACCGAGTCCTCTTGGTAAGCCGCGACCGCATCATACCAGTTTCGCGCGTCACCTTCCCCGGTCGCGTTCAGCCCACTCGCGGACTGCCCGAACATCTTGCTAATTGGCATCCGAGCCGCCGCCGCCAGCCGGTGCATCACCTGCCCGAGCACGTCAGGCACTCCAGCAAGCGTGGTCGTCTTGCGCTCATACTCCTCTTCCGAGTCCAGCAAGATCGTCTTGGCAATCGACCGACCAAGCTCGACGGCCTGCGCCCTATTTGCCACTGCCTCGGGGCTGTTGGCTGCGAGAATGGACGCCAGCCCTTTGATCTTCATGATGGCGACGGAAAAATCGAGCATCGTGTACCCTACGCCAAGCCACGACTGATTAAAGATCCGCAGCGCATCCCACACCAGCGAGAGCACGGAATCTCCCCACCCGGCGTTTTCGGTGGGGTTGCGATCTGTCACGCGGCGACCTGGGAAAATGACCAAACGCGATGCATGCACGTTTTGCCCCGTGCCGACTCCGGTAAACGAATGCACTTGGTAAAGCGTCGGCTTGCCGTAGTCTGGTTTCATCGGGTCCTGTTGGTACTCGACCGCGATCAATTGCCTGCGCTCAAAGACGGTCAGGTGACGAATCGCCCGGATGGTTTGAGTCTGTAGCGGCTGCTCAGCATCAAGTGACCCGTCCACAGCACCAACGTAAATCGCAGCACCACCATAGGCCCGCTCGTATTGTAGCGCCTTCTGAACGGCTTTCTTCGCACTGAGGTCTGCGAGTGCTGCCGTGATTGCGTCTACCGCAGCCGCTCTCTGCGTGGCGTCATCAATCGATGCGATCGTCAGCGTGGGCGTCTCGCGGAGCGCATCGTGTGGTAGCGCTGTGACAATTAGGTCGGCCATGTCATCGCCGCGCCAAAGATCTTCGCACTGCTGTTGCGATAGGATCGTCGGGACGACTTCAGCATAGGTTCCCTTGTCGCGGCTGGTCCCCAGCCCCGTCAGTACGTTTTGCCATCCATCAAGCCGGACGGGTTTTGGCGCTGTCTGCTTTGCTGGGCGTCTTTGTGCCATTTTGTCAATTGCTAGTGAACTTGTGACATGTTGTCAAGCTAGAGCGCTGTGCTCAGCAACGCCCGTGCGTTCGCCCGCTCGGCTCCATCCTTGCTGACCCCGTCCCAATAGCAGATCCCATAGCGCAGCGCGTCGCATGCGTGGTCGTTCAGCTTGATGGGGTAGCCGTCTTTCCGGGCCTCCCCAGTCGATGCCGTGGACGTGTCGAAGCGATATCCTAGCAACTCCTCCACAAGCTCGGTTGGCTTCCCGGCCTTTGCCAGGATGCTATCCGGTGCATGCGCCAAACTCCCTCGGTGAATCCAAATCCTTCGACCGGACCGCGCCGCAAACCTCGCTGTGACCGCTTCGACGCCTTCTCTGATTGCCTTGTGCGCTGGGATCGTTGTGCATCGCCAAACCCTTTCGAGTTGAGCGCGCCCCTCTGCGTCATGGTCGGCCACTACCGCTTCGTATCTCACATCGCGCGTGTCCTTGCTCTTTTCGATCTCGCGCGCTGTAGCTGCAAGGTCTGATACAAGCTGCTGCGTCCTGTAGATCTGTCGGTAGACATGGACATCTTCGGTCTGTGGGTCCAGCGCCTGATACTGGATGGTTGTCACGCCCCACCCGAAGTCCACGACCTTGATCCGTCGCCAGTGGTCGGGGATGACAAACGGGTCGCACAGATGCACACCCGGCTCATATGGCCACACCATGCCCTCTGCACTGATCCACTTGCCCAGCAGCAGACGGTCGCGCTGTACCCCTGTCAGAGCCTCCAGCGTGGCGAGGTAGTCGCGGTCTGCGTACGGGTTGTCGTACGGACTGATCCATGTGCTTGCGATGTCCGGAGAATCCGCCCCGATGATCCGCCGGTTGATCCAGTGGTTTTCATGGTCTGGGTTGCAGCTCATCAGGCATTGACGCCAGCCTGCCGCCTTACCTCGGAGGCGCGTCATCAGCACTTGATAGTCGTCGTAACTGAGCGCGTTTGCCTCCTCGATCCAGAGGAAGTCCACACCGTCACCCTTGCCTATAGACTTCAGCGCCTCGCGCTGTTTCTCGTCGCTTACACCGGCATAGCAAAGCATCGAACCGTTGCCATACTCGAAGCGGTGGTTGGCCTTGGCATGCGCCGCCGATGGGCCGATCACCGTCTCGTCTAGCAGTGGTATCACTGAGTTGCGCAGCGACGAGAAAAACTTGCGCACGACGAGCCCGACGGCATTTGGATAGCGCTGCATCAAGGCGTGGATTTTTTCAGCGCAGAAGATAGACTTGCCGCTGCCCGCCCCGCCGTGGAATAGGTGCGTGCGCGTCTGACTGCGCCATGGCTCGACCTGCCAGGGTATCGGGGCAAAGCGGGCAGCGTAGGGCACTAGCTAGTCCTTGACCACTTCCATGGCCTCTAGCGCTTGCTGTGTCAGGACTTCGTATTGCTGCTCTTCGGTCACTTGGTTGCTTCCTTCCCCGACTCCGTCGGCAGCTCCGGTAAGGCTATCCACCACAACACAGTCTCAAACAACTCCTCTACCCCACACCAATCGCCATCCTCCGCTAGTTCGCCCGTGTCGTACCAATAACGGTCGGTTGCCGACGGTCCCTGGTCCACGACAAAAGCAATCTTTTGACCTGGCTTTGGCAGTGCTGTTTCCGGCGATATCCACTGGCTCATTCCTTCGCTTCCTTCGCTTCCTTCGGTGGGTCCGGCCATGAGTCCGGCGATGCTTCGACCGTGTACGTTTTCAGTGGACCCCGGTTTGTCTTCGGTGGCGCGATCTGGTGACGGGCTCGGACGAGGGCGGCGATGGTCTTGCCGATGTCGTTCTGCGTCTTGTAATCCTTCTCTCTGCCAGCCGTCCGAAATGCCGCGTACAGTTCGCGGGTCACGTTGCGACAAATCGCGTTGTCGCTCTCGGTGAGAGGGATCGAAACCCCTGTCAGTGGGTCGGACGCCACCCGCTCCAATCGTTCGGCCTGCGCCTTGGCGAACTCGGCATGAGACAGGGCAGGAGCTGGCCGGACTGGGATCGTGGACTCGCCGCCGTCTCTTGCTTGCCCGGCGCTCTCGATATCCCAGGCCCTCTCCTTGGCTAGTCGAGCATGCCGGTAGACCGTCTGGTCTGATACCCCGTACTCCTTCGCCAATGCGAGCGGATGCGCACCGGCTGCGAGCTTCGTTAGTAGCTCTGTGACCTGCTCCGCGCTGAGTTTTGGGGGCCTACCTGCTTGCACTGGCACTTATGATAATTACCACACTTTCTTATGTGGTGACAATAATCAGACGGGAGACGTTTTATAACTAGACAAACGGCCCGATCTTTAGTAGCCCAGAGGGCAGCACTTTACCACCCCCGCCCTCTGTAAGCGCCGCTACGCTGGCTTACAGGTATCTAGGTCTTACCCGTCGGCTACGCCTCGGGCGCTAAAACGGGATGTCATCCTCTGCGACCTCCTGCCAGCCTTCCACGGCCTTTGCAGTCTCCCGCCGTGGTTCCGCTGCCTGCTGTTCGCCAAGTTGGATCACATGCACCCGATGCGCCACGACCTCGGTACTGTACTGCTTTTTGCCATCCTTGCCTTCCCACGACCGGGTCTGAAGCTTGCCCTCCAGTGTGACGAGCTGACCCTTTCGGATCTTGCTCGCTCGCTCGGCTGCCTTCCCAAAGACCACGATGCGATGCCACTCGGTCTTTTCCTGGTCATTCCCTTTGCCGTCCTTGTAGCGCTCGTTCGTCGCGACGCTCAGGTTGGCGACAGGCTGACCTGATGGTAGGTATTTGAACTCGGCATCTGCGCCGGTGAATCCTTCTAGTTGCACGCGGTTCATTTCGCCTCCTTCGCCGCTCGCTTGCGTGCCGCAATCGCCCTTGGGTGCTCGCAGTCGGCAGCGTGGCCCTGTTCCTCTGTCTTGCGGCAAAAATAGCACGCTCTTGGGCCGAATAGCTCCGACCGAATCCATTCCTTCGGTGCTTGCTTGTATTCCGCAGGCACCGTGGCACTTCGTCGCGCCGGGTTTCCGTTCCAGCTGATCTCGACCCACTTTCCATCGGGATCAATGGCGCGGACATAACACTCCCAGCAGCCTTCACGCCGCATGGTGGTGTTACCCGCTCGCTCGCTGTGAACGTCGTACAGCACTTGGCCCACTTTCAGATCCGCGATCTTCATCTTGCCTCCTTCGGGACGCACGTCCCGCTCTTGCAGTAATGCCCCTGCGGGCAGTCTGCGGACTTGGTGCAGTCACCTTCTGGGCTCGTTGCCCAGAGCACTAGCGCCCACACGAGCACATGCAGCCCGACCAGCAGCGCCCATTTCATCGGGCCACCTTGTGCAAACTTAGCAGTTCGGCGCCGACCGTGATCACCTGACCACCGAAAGCCACCCGGAACGAGTCCAGCGCTGCTATCCCAACGATGACCCCGCGCGCTCCCTTGGGCTGGCCTTGTTGCGAGCGTTTCAGGGTGACCGGCGTGTGATTTGGGAACCGTGGCCCGAGCCGCTCGCCTGTGGTCTTGCCGGTTGGGTCCCGGAACGCGATCAGCTCGGTGCGCCTGCCTTCGACCAGCACCGTGATTTGCCACCGATCGCCCAGATTTTTGCACCTGAGCAGCCGCGTTCCTTTGGGGACCTCGACATCTAGCCGCAGGTCTGCCTGCTGCTGTGGGCTGGCGTCAATCCGCGTCCCGTATAGGTCCTCTGTTGTGACTCTCATGCGACGAGTTCCCATCGGCTCACCTCAATCTCTTTCCACTCCGCGACCCATACCCAAGGATTCGCGTCCCACGTCGCGTAAATGTCCTGCCACATAGCGCGGAATCCCTCGCGGTAGCTGCCTTCGATCGGCTCCACTCCCTCCGCCTCCGCATCCTCATCCGTGATGTCCTGCACACGCTCGACGCGCACAGACACCAGCGGCAGCGTGATCCGCGATGCCCAGCGCGGCATGTGGATAGATGGATGCCAGCGGGCCGCGTTGTACACAACTGGATTCCAGTCGCACGGAGCGATTGTATCCACTTGCGCACCATCGGCAGCATATGCGATGCGGACTTTACGATTTGCCATTGACTGCCAATCGCGCCAATCCCACGTCTCCCGCACCCATATCCGGTCGCCTGTGCGGCCAAGTGGGCAGCGGGCCGTCCAACTTGAGCAAAACCCGAGGTCATTGTCCTCTTTGGTGTTCCCAAGCCAAAGTTCCGCGATGTCGTCATACTCCACATCAACGATGTCATCGCTTGGTTGTGGCTTGACCGGCCTCCGCGTCTGGGTCTTTCGACCTTCAAGCGTAGCCCGAACGAGCGGGCCTTTCATCAGTAGCGGGTGCTCCCTCATGTCGCGCTCCCGTTGATCGCCGCCTCGACCTCTGCGCAGGAAATCAGCCCACGCACAAGATCAGCCGCTTTTTTTAGCGCACTGGCGCGAGCGGCGGCGGCGGCGGCTGCGGCGGCGGCTGCGTAGGCGCCGGC